GTTTTATATTTTTTTTTTTAATATTTAGGTCTTAGGGCAACATAAGAAAGGTAATGAGCGTTGTAAACTTCAATACGTTCTAAGGGGTTACGGGTTTAAGAAATGAAATCCATTTCCAGCTGGTGATGTCGGCCAGAGTCGATTACGATCGGATTCAGAGCGAGTCCGGTAGTCGTAGTTTTGAGCGTACGTTTGGAAGTACGTCGGGAACTCTTGGACATTTAACTGATATGGCGTGGGGCGATTTGGATCGCTTTCTTTCCACATTGGTTTAATGTTAAGTTTCTCAGTTAGGAAGAGATAAACATCTTCGCATACTTTGAAAACTTCAAGTGAACAGCCCATGGCGGCCTGAGCGATTCCAGCTGCGGCAGCAGCGGTTTCGCCTGGTCTCCGGGGTCGTTCGGGATACAGCAAGTGAGCTAGCAAGCCAGCGGGGTCACGTTTCGCCTGTCCAGAGACGTTACCGTAAGAAAGGATTTCGATTTGATCGAACCAATCTCCAATGGTAGTCTTAGTATCGGAAAGCGTAGCGTTAAACCTCCGTTTTGCGGTGGTAGCTAGGTTCTTGAGGAATATACGATAGTCAGGTATCATTTCGGGGAAGGCAGTGATAGAGTCGTCTCCCTGAATGTACGTTTTAAAGTTCTCGGATTCAATGTCAATCCCATTCTCGGATAAGCAAGTGAATAGGTAAATTCCGTTAACAAAGGAGTCGATTAACTGTGTTTGTTGAAATCCTGAAGCGATAGCGTTAAAGCGCCAGCGATAGGTATTTCCAGATTCGGCTTTGATTGGGGTATGCTTTATAGCATTACACATCCAATCCCAGAGTCTTTGGATCTTGACGGGGTCCGTCTTTGTATTCGTATAGTCGTAGGTGTCACTTCGTGAGGGTTCATATCCCTGATCAAAATCAAACCAGGATCTCCAGATTGAGTGAACGTCATCGATGACTTCGTGCAAAGCACGGTGATCGAAGCCGCTCCAGTCTGCGGAGAGCAAGGTGGAAAAGGGGGATGTGGTCATCTTGTTGATGAGTTTCATCCATCCTCCACGGATAGTTTCAAAACCCCATAACATAGGATAGGTTCCAGCGGGTGAATTTAGATATTCACGTTGAATGTTCCAGATGAACATATTTTCAACCATTAAGAGGAGCTTGGGAACTCCAAAAACG